CGCGCCCGAGCGGATATGAAGAACTCATCCAACTGCTTCGGCAGAGGCGGGCGTAGCTGATGGCGCGCTTCCCGACAGACATGCAGAGCCGCCTGTCCCGCTCCAAGAGTGAGCGCACCAGGCAGGACAGAGAGTGGTCCGCCGCCATCCGCATGCTCCGAGGAGACCAGTGGCTGTACTGGGACAGGCGAAGCAGTTCCTACAGCAACATCCGCCGTGACCCAGGCGAGGTGCGAGTCACCGTCAACCAGATGATGAACATCGAGCGCAGCATCATCTCCAGGCTCACCCTCGACATCCCCACCCCGGTGGTCATCCCGGCGAGCGACACCATCGACGACATCACCAAGGCTACGGCCAGTGAGATGGCGCTTCGATACTTCTGGCTCTCGGAGAAGCAGACGCGCAAGTGGCAGGAGGCGGTGCGCTGGCTTGCGCAGACCGGCAACTGCGGGCTGCACACCTACTACGAGCCAGGGTACGAGGTCACAGCGGCTGCCAACTCGATGCCTGGTGACGAGGACCTGGAGGGCCCGAAGCCCGACAAGGTGGTGGGCAGCAAGAAGGTTATGGGGCGCGTCCGCTGCAACGTCATCAGCCCGTTCAACCTCTTCTACGAGCCAGGCGTTCACGACCCGTCTGAGGCCAGATGGTGCGCCATCCGCAGCTTCTCCACCAAGGCTGAGCTCAAGGACACCTACCCAGACAAGGCTGACAAGATCGAGGGGCTCTCCTCTAGTGGTGACCGGGAGAAGTACCCGTTTCAGGACTACTCGCCTGACGGTCGCATCGAGGTGTTCGAGGTCTACTGGCGAGACGGTCGACACGCCATCATCAGCGGAGACCTCTACCTGGAGACGGAGTTCAGCGAGGACGTGCGCGACACCTTCCCGCTCCGCCTCGTGCGCTACCATGTCATACAGGGAGACCTGTGGGGGCAGGGCCCCATGGTGCAGATCTCAGACCTGCAGCAGCTCTACAACCGCACCAGGACGCAGATCCACGCCAACGTTCGCCTCATGGGCAACCCGCCATGGCTCGTCCCCCGCACAGCCGATGTGCGTAAGGGCACCCTGATGAACAAGCCAGGCGGAGTCATCAGGTACACCCCAGGCGGTGGTCCGCCGACGCCGGCCTCACCGCAACAGCTCCCAGCTCATGTGGTTCGAGAGCCATCCCTGTTGAGGGATGAGATGAGTGACGTCTCGGGTGCCCACGGCATCACGCTGGGTCGCAGAGAGGCCGGGGTGAAGTCCGGCGTTCACGCGCGCACGCTGACACAGCAGGACTCTGCACAGCTCCTGTCCACTCAGCATGAGATGATCTCCGCCATCGAGGACACGATGCTCACTGCGCTGCTGCTCATGAAGCGGCACTACACTGAGCGCAGGGTCATCAAGATGCTCGACAACGCTGGCGCTCCTGCGTGGAAGGCCATCTCCAACACAGATATCGTCGATGACCCAGAGGTCTACATCGACGCCAACACGCTGTTCAAGGTCGACGCCTCGCACCGAGAGTCCCGCGTGCTCGAGATGGTGCAACTTGGCCTCATGACGCCTGATGAAGCGCGTGATTCCATCAACTTCCGCACCTTCAACAAGCACCAGACCGACGAGTTCGTCGCCATCAGCCACGCGCGCGACATGCTGCAGGCTGTCATCATGGGTGAGTTCATCGAGATCTTGCCCACTGACGACCTGAATGCGTTCACCAAGGTGTTCAGCGAGTACGTGCAGTCGCCGCCCTACTACGACCTGGCGCCAGAGACGCAGGAGTACATCGCTCAGATCATCAAGGACATCACGATGTTCGGGGCGCCAGAGGCTGAGTACCAGGCGGCTTCTCAGATTCAAACGGTCTCGCCGCACCAGTCCCCTCCGCAGCCCGCGCAGACGGCGCCGCAGATGATGCCGGTGGCTGAGCCTGCTCCAATGCAGGACCCGCTTGCCGACGTGCCATTCCCGACTGAGGGGCAGAACCTGCCGGGGCTGCCTGGCGCTATGACTCAAGGGGGCGTCTGATGTTGGTTAACGAGGTCGCCGCAGCGTTCCGGCTCTACATGGACGAGCCTGATCAGACGTTCGTCAACGATGCTCAACTGTCCATCTGGCTCGAGAGCGGGTACGACGACTTCCGCGCGATCGTCACCGAGATGGACCCCTACATCTACTCCCGGAGCCAGACGTACTCTCTGTCTGACGCGCGGCTCCTCGACCTCGCCGCAGGCGCCACGCCCATCCTTGGGTCGGCCGCGACCAACCGGCTGTATCAGTTGGTGAACATCTATCAGATCGAGAGCTTGGCGCTGCCTGACAACATTGTTGAGACACTAAGGCCGTCTGTCTCTGCGACGAGCACCTACGACTACAGGGCAAACTACACGCTGCGCGGGACTGAGCTGCTCTTCCCTGCGGCGATGACGATGTTCATCCGCATCGACTACATCCCTGAGCCGAGCGTGAACTGGGCCGGTCTCGGCGCGACGTATATCGATGACCTGACGCGGTTTCACGACATCATCGCGCTGGTGTCCTACCTGCGCTACGCCATCGTAGATGCCGCCGCCAACGAGCAACTCAACGTGCTTCTCGGTCGACGTATCGAGCAGTTGCGCGCGTACCTGGAGGCCCGCTCAGGCGGGGTTGTGGAGAGCGTCGTTGACGTAAGGTGGATGTAGGTGGCGGTCAAGTATGACGAAGCCGAGATCCTGACCGGCGGGATCAAGTACGACCGCCCCTCCAAGGGGAGCTTCGCGCTGAACATGTTGCGCCGTTATGGCGCCTGGGAGGTGCGTCAGGGCTTCGGTCAGCTCACGCAGTTCGACTGCCGCATGACGCACAATATCGGCGAGGCAGGCACCGCAAGTGGCGCGTCTGCCCCGTGGGGCTACCAGAAGCACCTCGGCAGCTACGCTATCCATACGGACTTCGGCCACGACCAAATCATCAGCCTGTTCAAGGCCAGGGTGTACACCTCCGAGGTGGACTCCTTCCGCGCCCAGATAGCCAACATCTACATGGTCAACATCTATGACGTGACCACCAGGGAGTGGTGGGAGGAGCCGCTGTACAGGCACACGTCCGAGGGTGGCACCGATAAGCGGGACCTGGAGGTGCGTCGCGGGCTGTACGAGACGAACTTCAACCGCGACTTCCAGAGCTGGGTGCTGGCCACGAGCGAGGAGACGTTCTCGTTCACAGAGGTCAGAGATACCGTGTACTTCGGCTCTCCAGCCACAGACCTGTACGCCTACACGCCATGCACGTTCAGGGGTAACAGGCGCAGGTTCGTCTCTGGAGCTCACCCTAAGAAGTGGGCGCCGCCTTACGCCGAGTCCTCCATGATCTGGAGGGTCAAGCCGTCGCCAGGCGCCTTCACAGCCGCCTACAACTACCGCACCGAGTCAGGCATCCCATCGCCGCAGGCGCTCACGTCATGGGGCGGAAGGCTGGTTGTGGCAGGCAATGGTCGGGAGGTCTTCTTCTCTCAGAAGGATAGGCCCACGTCGTTCATCGACATCGACTACATCATCGTGCCGACAGACAAGCAGATCACCGCGATGGTCCCGATGGGGCAGAGCATCTACATCTTCACTGAGAGTGAGACCTTCGCATACCAACCGAGCACCCGTTCGGACGACCCCATCGCCTCAGGCGGTCTCGAGCCGGTGCGAATCTCAGACAGCATCGGGTGCGTCTCTCAGTCGTGCGTGACCAAGAAGGACAGCGCAGCGGTCTGGCTGAGCAGCACAGGTGTACACCTCTCGGGCGGTGGGCTCGAGGTGCAGACCATCTCGGCAGACATCGCGCCGCTATTCACGGACTTCATCACCGACCCCGCCACGAGCTTCTTCACCAGCACCACGGCTGAGACAGGCTCCATCAACATCACGCTGCCGCAGAGAAACAGCGTCATCACGCTGAAGACAAAGGGCGCGTCCGTTGTGTTCAGTGAGCTTCTAGAGGCCGTGCTGGTGACGCTGCCGGACGAGAACGTGTCGCTCTGCTTCTCGGGTGAGCAGTGGTCGCTGTGGACATACGAGTCCAACACCTCTACAGCCGCTGTGCCTAACGTCGGCGCCGTGAAGAACATCCTGAGCCCCTGGCCAGTGGCGATTGATAAGCAGCTCTACCTCGTGGGCTCAACAGATGTTCAGGCGCTGACCGATGCGGCGCTGTACGCAGGCGTAGGCGCGGCCCCTGTGGATGATGACACCACCTCGATGTCGGCCTACATCCTGGAGTACGGGCGCGGCGGAGCCATCGACCGCAGCGTGGATGACGAGGACTACCGCACCATCGCCGGCAAGTACCTCATGGACAGCGTCGGTGCGTCTGGCTCAAAGCAGTCGACGCTTGTGCTGGGCGAGTGGATAACAGTCGAGCAGCAGTACAAGTTTAGGGGCACCGCAGTGGCCGCTTTGCCCAACGGTGAGTCTGCACCAGCGGCGCCTGCCAGGACCGTGCTCATGCCGGTGTACCTGGTTCCTGGGCCCTACTTCTCGAACAACCCCGCTACTGCTGCCATCGAGAAGGTTGAGATAACCTTCGCCTTCGACAACTCACACTGGCGCCCCATCTTCACAGATGCCCTCACGAGCACCAACCTGAACCTCATTCTCCCAGCAGAGAGGCAGGGGTCTGCGGCTGGGTGGTCTGCAGGCACAGGGATAGCTCGGTGTGAGACTGCGGCGGGCGTTGCCAACAGAGGGGGCAACGTCATCCACATGATCTGGGATGGCGCCGCAAGCGCGCATACACACTCGCCGAAGCTCAATGTGGTGCCAGAGAGGCTGAACCTGCTCGGGTACATACCCATGCAGACCATCTCCAACACGTTCAATGTCTCTGGCATGGGGCTCGAAGCAAAGGCCGGTGTTGCGTGGTGTACGCTGACAGACGGTGCTGCAGCAACGAGTGACACAGACATCCTGGCGTGGCGGGAGTGGCGCCTGGTTGATGTGCGCAAGGAGGACTCGGTGGCGCAGCCGGTCGACTGGGCGTACATGTCGGAAGATGTGGGGCTGCCAGAAGACGCAAGGCTGAAGGCTCGAGGGCTGAGCGTCAGGCTGCTGAGCCATGACCAGGGTTACGACATCACGGGCGGATGGACGCAGGGCCAGTTCAACACGATGATGGCTGCTGACCTGAAGACCTGGATGGCGCAGACGGTTGACTACGTGGGTGGCACCACCTTCACCGGCCCCGTCAGCATCACCACCAACCTCTACCCCACCGCCATGACAGAAGAGACCATCCGAGACCGCATCAGGGCTGGCGGCTCGGCCATGCAGAAGGCGAACTTCGCCACATACGCAGCGTATGGAAACCCTGCCACCACGACGTTCGAGCAGAAGGCGTGCCTCATTGGTGACGAGCAGGTTGATGAGATCACCACCTCAGACTCGGTGAAGGGCAACAGCGTGGCGACCATGCTGTTCGGGTTCATGCGTAACCCCGCAGAAAGACTCAAGCTCGAGAGCGTCAAGCTGCTCTACCGCATCGTCGGAGCCGGCAGGCGCAGGAGGGGCAGATGAGCCTCAACGAACTGATAGCGCGCGGCATCCGCCAGCAGTCTAACCGCTTCCGCGAGCACAACGAGGTCGTGCGCAGGCGCGTGGCGGACGCCGTGGATGCTCTCGGCCTCGTGCTGCCTGGGGAGTCATTCCGGGAGCGACTGCTCAAGGGCAACGCGCTGGCCCTGGCGCCCGGTGAGCATGGTGGCAGTGTGCTCGACAAGGAGGACACCGCACTGCAGGGCGTCGCCCCAGGGGCGGTTCTTACCCGCAGGCTGGTGGTGGAGAGCGATGCGGTGATCGACAACATCACCGTATCCGCTGACGAGGGCGACAACTGCGTCAACGTCAAGTCGCCCGCTACTGTGGTCTTTCGCGGCTGCACGTTTGAGAGGCCGC